GCCACCCAGGTCTTCCGCCCGAGCCCAGTCAAGCCGACCGGGTGGCGTGCGAGGCCAGTGGCCTGCCTTGGTACATCGTGAGTGTGCCGAGCGATGCCTGGGCAAGTGTCGAGCCGTCGGGCTACGCCGCCCCCTTGGTGGGCCGCGAATGGTCTCACGGCGTGCTCGACTGCTACGCCCTGGTACGTGACTGGTTCCGAGCAGAGCGCGGGGTGGAATTGCCCAACTTCGTGCGCTTTGACGACTGGTGGAAGCGCGGGGAGAACCTCTACCTGGAGAACTTTGCCCAGACTGGCTTCTTCCTGGTGGATGCAGACGAACTAAAGGTTGGGGATTGCTTCCTGATGCAGGTCGCTTCGCCCGTTCCGAATCACGCAGCCGTCTATCTCGGAGACGGACTGATCCTTCATCACTTGCAGGGGCGTCTTTCCAGCCGTGATGTCTACGGCGGCTACTGGCAAAAAGTCACAACACACATCCTCAGGCATGGTCACGATCATTCTTCTCGGTGAACTTGGGCGCCGCTTTGGCCGCAGGCACAGCCTGGCCATCTCTTCGGCTGCCGAAGCCATTCGGGCGCTGGCGGCCAATTTCCCGGCCTTTGAGCGGGAGCTGGTGGCCTCGGGCGAGCGCGGCGTGGGGTACCGCGTCCTTGCTGGTCGTGACCCACTGACGCTGGAGCGCCTGCATGAGCCGACAGGACAGAGCCGAATCACGATTGTCCCGTTGGTCTCTGGTGCAGGTGGCAACGGCCTCGGCCAGATCTTGCTGGGCGCAGCCTTGCTAGCAGTGGCTTGGTGGAATCCAATGGGCTGGGCGGCGGCTGGATCTTTTCTGTCCCAAGCAACCTTGTATTCGGTTGGCACTTCCATGATTCTGGGAGGCGTGGCGCAAATGATCGCCCCCACACCGAAGGCGTCCGAGCCGTCAGAGCGCCCGGAAAACAAGCCCAGCTACAGCTTCAATGGTGCGGTCAACACCACCGCCCAGGGGCATCCCGTGCCGGTGGGGTACGGTCGACTGATTGTGGGCTCCGCGGTGATCAGCGCCGGTATCGACGTGGATGAGATAGCCGCATGACCACACTCATCATTGGCGCGGGCGGTGGCGGCAAAGGAGGTGGAGGCAGTGCCCGTGTGGCCCAAGAAGCGCCCGACAGCTTGCGCTCCAGAGCCTATGCACGGGTCGTTGACCTCATCTCGGAGGGTGAGATCGAGGGTTTAGTCGACGGTCTGCAATCGGTCTACCTGGACGACACGCCCATTCAGAACCCTGATGGCACGACCAACTTCTCAGGCGTCACCCTGGAGTCCCGTAACGGCAGCCAGCAGCAAAGCTACGTCCCAGGTTTTTCGTCTGTTGAAAACGAAGTGGTCGTTGGCGTCGAGGTCAAGGCGAGCCAGCCGGTGGTGCGCTCCATCACCGATCCGGATGTGGATGCGGTGCGGATCAAGGTGAGCGTGCCGCAGTTGACCAACCAGGACACGACCAACGGCGATCTCAATGGCAGCACGGTGACCTTTGCCATCGATCGCCAGGTCAACGGCTCAGGGTTCGTGGAGATCATCAGCGACACAATCTCCGGCAAGACCACCACCAAGTACCAGCGCAGCTACTACGTGCCTCTCATTGGCACTGACCCGTGGGACATTCGGGTAAGACGCATCACGGCAGACTCTACGTCTACCGCCATCCAGAACAAGACCTTTGTGGACTCTTACACCGAGGTCATAGAGAGCAAGCTGCGCTATCCCAACAGCGCACTCGTGGCACTCCGGGTCGACGCATCCCAGTTTTCGAGCATTCCGCGACGCAGCTATGACATGAAGTTGCTGCGGGTTCGTGTCCCCGTCAACTACAACCCGAGCACCCGCGCTTACAGCGGTGTGTGGAACGGCACCTTCAAGATCGCTTGGACCGATAACCCTGCCTGGTGCTTCTATGACTTGGTGACCAGTACTCGCTATGGCTTGGGTGGCTATATCCCTGAGGCCCAGGTCGACAAGTGGGCACTCTATCGGGTGGCCCAATACTGCGACCAGTTGGTTCCCAACGGTCTGGGTGGTGTCGAGCCGCGTTTTACCTGCAACCTGTACCTTCAGACGCGGGAGCAGGCCTACAAGGTAGTGCAGGACATGGCCTCGATCTTTCGGGGCATGGTGTACTGGTCCGGTGGTGCGATCACGGTCACGCAGGATGCGCCTGCCGATCCGGTCTACCAATTCGCCCCCAGCAATGTCGTGGATGGCGAGTTTGCCTATCAGGGGTCATCGGCCAAGGCGCGGCACACGGTGGCCTTGGTTACCTGGAACGATCCCGAAGACTTTTACCGCCAAAAGGTGGAGTACGTCGAGGATGCCGCCGGCATCGCCCGCTATGGCATCGTACAGAGCGAAGTGGTGGCCCTGGGTTGCACCTCTCGGGGTCAAGCCCATCGGGTGGGCAAGTGGCTCTTGTATTCCGAGCAATCGGAATCCGAGATCGTCACTTTCCGCACTGGCCTGGAGGGGGCCGTGGTGCGTCCGGGCGACGTCATCAAGGTCGCCGACCCGGTTCGAGGAGGCATGCGACTTGGGGGCCGGATCGCAGCGGCATCAGCCAGTACGGTCACCCTGGATCAGGACCTGCCTGCGGACCTACCCTGGCGGCTTTCGGTCGTACTGCCCACGGGTAAAGTGGAAGAGCGGCTGGTGGGGCCGATTTATGGTCGTGCACTGACCGTTTCGATTCCTTTCAGCGCAGTGCCGCAGCCTGATGCCATCTGGGTACTTTCTTCATCCATCATCGAGCCGCAACTCTTTAGGGTAGTGGCGGTCGCCGAGCGGGACCCTGGGGTGCACGAGGTCACTGCGCTTGCTCACAATTCGAGCAAGTTCGATGCGATTGAAAAGGGCCTGGCCTTGCAGCCCCGCTCGATCACCATCCTGTCGGATATGCCATCAGCACCGACTGGGCTCACCATGCAGGAGAGCTTGTACCGGGTCAAAGATCAGGCTCAGGTGCTGGTGCAGGTGTCCTGGAATGAGGTCCAGACTGCTGTCGCCTACCGACTGTCGTACCGAGTGAGTGGTGGCAACTTTGTGAGCCTACCGCTCACCAGTGCCAACTACATCGAAATCCGGGATGCGCAAGAAGGAGCGTATGAATTCAGCCTGCGTGCGATCGGTATCACGCGCAAGGAAAGCGCTCCTGCGACCCTGAGTGCAACGGTTCTGGGTAAGACCCTGCCACCATCAGACGTCGCAGGGTTCATGGTCCAGCGACGTGTGTCCGATCTCCTGATCACTTGGGATGGAGTCGAAGATGCTGATCTGGCAGGCTATGAAGTCCGTGTCGGTCCGGGTTGGGACAACGGTGATTTGGTGGCCAAGACCGCCGGCACTCAGATGGTCCACGATCAAAGCGCGGCAGGCCTCTACCCGTATCACATCCGCGCCTACGACACCTCGGGCAATTACAGCGCCAATGTCACGACGTTCGTACTGAGCTTGTTGGCCCCATCGACCGTGCGTCAGTTCGATGTGGTGCAGTCGGCCAATCGGCTGGAGTTTCGATGGCAGCCCAACCCCGAGCCTGAGGTGGTGGGGTACGAACTTCGCGAGGGAGCGGCCTGGGATGCCTCGCTCTTTGTAGCCGAGGTCAAGTCAACCAGTTACACGCTGCCTTCTGGGTTTGATGGAGAAAGGAAGTTCTGGGTCAAGGCGATTGCGTCTCCTGGCATCTACAGCGACACGCCAACCTTCGTATCCACCGTGGTTGCCCAGCCGCAGAACGCCAATCTGATTCTTGCGCGTGATGAGCAGGCCATGGGATTCCCTGGCACCAAGCACTTTGCGTCGGTCGTGTCGGTCAATGGGCACAACGCATTGCGGATGAATACGGGCACCCAAACGGCCGAGTACCTCTTTGAAGTAGATTTGGTGACGCCCATCCGTGCCCAGAACACGCTGCTCAACAGTCTCGGGGCCTCGGTCGATGATCGGACCACTTGGTTGGAGGCGGATTTTCCGTGGAGCAGCAACGCCGCCAGACGTCAGTGGACCTACGACGGTGCGATTGCCAATGTGGACGCCCGGTTCCAGATCGCAAGAGAAGATGCGTTACAAGCCGAGGAAATCTATGGCTGGCGCCTGAACGGTGCAACAACTGGCTTGGGCAGCCCGGTAACCACTCAGGCAGCCGGCGTCACTTATGCAGCGGGCAGGTATGGCGATGGCCTGATGGTGAAGGACACCACCCGGGTTGCCTGGTCCGTGAATATCCCGTCGGTGTTTCACACCTCCTTTTGGTTCATCCCCGCAGAGATCACGACCTGCGTCATCTGGGCTGTGGCTGGTACCACAGGGCTACTCCTGGTGGGCTATGACGCCGCAGTGGCTTCATTCTTCTTGGAGGACCACCTCTCTAGGCGGGTGATTGTTCCCTTCGAGATCATGGCGGGTGATCGAACCTGCATCGGCGTGTGTCAGACCGCCTCTGAACGACGGCTTTTTGTCGGTCGGATGGGTGGTGATGTGGATTCAGCCAGCTCACCCTTGGCCCCGATCGGGTCTTTCATCAGTTTGCGTCTGTACTAGATACCCAGCCTTTTCAACCTATCCCCAACCGTGGCGCTGTTCTCGCAAGAGGCAGCGCCATTTCTTTATTCCTTTCCATTCCACAAGGACATTTCATGATCGACGAATCCATGCAGCTTCACGGTGCAATGACCCTGATCCTTCGCCGCGCAAGCGGCGAGATCGAGACGGTCCATAAGGACAACATCATCGTCAACGTCGGCTTTGACTTCATCGCCGACGCCATCGGCAAAGCGGCCAGCCGACCCGCAGTGATGGGATTCATCGCGCTGGGTACCGGCACCACCGCGGCGGCAGCGACCCAATCGGCGCTGGTCACCGAAATCGACCGCAATGCCGCTACCTATGCCCACACGGTGGGCACCAAGACTTTCACATTCACTGCAGACTTTTTGGCCGGCGACAGCACGGGGGCACTGACGGAGGCTGGCGTATTCAATGCAGCCAGCGGCGGCATCATGCTCGATCGGGTGGTGTTCCCAGTGGTCAACAAGGGCGCGGATGACAGCCTGACCGCTGTCTTTACCTTCACGATGAGCTGATCGAGATGCCCGACACGGTGACGGTCAGCGAAACCCAGGGTGCGCGGTACACCTGGGCATCGGCTGGCTTTGCATGGTCCAGCGCCAGCGCAGGGAAGAATTGGACCACTGCCTATCCAGCGGTCTACAGCATCGCCGTGGCAGTGACCCTGTCTCTAGTCGAGACAACGCAGCGTCAGTGGACCAAACGGCCCAGAGAAACGCTCGCCATCGCGGAGAAATTCGCCAAGCGCGTGACCTTGCAGGAGTCTGAGGCAGTGGGGTTTGTAGAGACCTATTCAGACCTGATCGCTTACGTGCTTCGATGGGTAGAGTCGATGGCATTTACCGAGGGCGCGGGGAAAGCCAGTCGGAAGGAGTTTCGGGAGACGCTCCAGGCATCTGACTACCTCACCCGAGTGCTCACAAAAAGATCTTCTGAGGCCTTGGCTTTGGCCGAGATGCCAAGGAGTAACCATACGAAGCGCTTGGCAGAGGTCCTGTCGCTTTCAGAGATCCATCGGCGCGGTGTGACCAAGAATACCTTCGAGGCCTTTGGACTGGGCGATGACTTGGATCGAATGCTCACCAAACGCATCACGGAGTCCATCGCCTTTGCAGAGACCTACGCCGACCTGATCGCTTTCATTTTGCGCATCAGCGAAGGGCTGAGCGTCAACGATCTGGCAAGCAAGCAGGTACGAAAACCGATCTCAGAAGCTTTTGGCACATCGGACAAGACTGCTCGCAGGTCGATCAAGCGGGTTGCCGAAGCAGTCGCCCTTGGTGAGGCACTCGGACGAACGGTTGCCTATCGCCGCGCGTTGACCGAGGGTTTATCGGTGTCGGACTCACTTCGACGGGCAGTGCGTCTGACGGCGCGTGAAGCCTTGGCACTGGCCGAGCAGTATCGCCGGCATGCAAACGGTGTGATCAGCGACATGCTCGTCGCCAGCACCGAAATCACCGAACAGGACTTTGCTGCCATCGTAGAAGCCGGTCATCCGCCTGGCTACACCGATTTCCGTGATTTCATTCAGGGCGACTACACCTACAGGCGAGCGCTCTTTCGAGCCATCCTCAACTCGCGCAATTCTGACCGAGGGTTCATTGACGCATTGCGGGTGACAGTCGATGTCCCAGACATCTTCGATCGCGGTACCGCTCAGATCACAGATCCAACTGCTGGCGTCGTGATCAATTTCACGCGCAGTTTCCGGGTTCCACCGGAGGTGACCATGACCCACAAGGGTGGAACCACGGTCGCGATACCGAGACTGCTCGGCGCAGTCACCACGTCAGGCTTTACCGCCGTCCTCGAAAACAGTACCGGCACGCGCGTGACCGGATCCTTCACCTGGATTGCACAGGGGTACTAGATGCAAAACTTCACCGACATACCGTCGTCCAGAACGCTGTCCGATTCACTGATCGAGATTCTGAACAACGACAAGACAGCTATTTCATGCAACAGCGGCACCACCTTCCCGACGACGAATCTGCAAATCGGGATGCTGTGCTACCGCACGGATCAACTCAAGCTCTACCAGTTGATCGGAACCAACCCGGACAACTGGCGCTTCATCATGGATCTGGCGAGCGGCATCGATACACAGTTCGCTGCCAAGCTCAATGCCGCTTCCTACACGGCTGCCGACGTTCTGGCAAAACTATTGACCGTTGATGGTGCGGGAACAGGACTCGATGCCGACCTGCTTGACGGGCAGCACGCGAGTGCCTTTGCCTCCAGCACTCACAACCACAACGCAGCCTACTTGGGGATAACGGCCAAGGCCGCTGACGCCGACAAACTCGATGGGTACGACTCGACAGCTTTTGTGAGGTCAGTCAACGGCGCTGGTCCAGACGCCAGCGGCAACGCCACGGTCAATATCGATTTGTCCAGTCGGGTCGCCAAGGCGGGCGACACGATGAGCGGCAACCTGACGCTGCCAAGCGCAACGATTGCAGGCACCGCACCGACGTTAACGATGCAGGACACGGACAACGTCACCCGCAAGCTGCACGTCAATGGCGGCCTGATGGGCTTCCTGAACAGCAGTGACGGTTGGGACATGTACTCCAACAACAGCGGTCAGATTTGGACATCCAACTACGGCTGGCTGCACAGCAACTTTTTCAACACCGTGGCTAACTGTGCAAACACCACGCGATCCACTTCAGGCAGTGGAAACATAACCGTCTTTGAAGTTCGGGTTTACGACAACGGCGGAGAGGTTCAGTTAGGTCGGCACGCGACTCTTTCAAACTGCAACTGCGCTTGCTGCGGCGGCTGAAGGAGACTCAAATGAAAATCTATTCTGTTCGCCGTCACAAGACCGATCACTTCCGGTGCTTTTCCCGTTATGAGAACATTCTCAAACTGGAGGTGGGCACAAGCCCAGACCCAACCGATGACGGCTATTCCTCCACCACGCACACGCTCGACCTGACGGACCTCACGGCGCTGTGTCAGCCAGCAAAGAACGCACACACCCTCTGGGCCCTGGCCGAACTTGGCGACCGACCGGTCGAATTCCTGAACGTCTACGCTGAGACGTTCCTTCAGAAGACGCCCACTGCGCAGTTCCTCTCCACCCGCCTATGGGGTGCAATCTGCGCCGTCTCCCGCCCAGGAGAAATGATCGTAGGCATCACGACTGCCGAGGACGACGACATCACCGGTCTTGGCTTTGACGGTGACCTGAGCCCTGCACAGTGGCGCGACTTGGTGGTCACATTCCTGCCAAAGATCACGCTCGCCGTGGACATCCAAGATGGCGTGACCCGTATCACGGCCTCGGCTACGCAGGCCGGCGCACCCGTGGACCTTACGGGCGTTGACCTCTACTGGGAGTGCACCGGTGGGGCTCTCCGCGCCACTCGGTCCACATTCACCATCGCCAGCTGCGAAACCGAGATCAGTAATACCCGCCCCGGCGACCGTGTGAAGGCCGGCTTTCGCTACTTCAGCGGCGCAGCGGAGGTCACCCTTTGATCATTGACGTCTATGACGACCTGGTGGACGGACAGCTGGCCCGCGCCACGTTCGAGTGGTTGACCCGGCAGACGATGCTGTTCGGTTGGCGGGCGCGTGACGACTCCCAGGGCGTCCTCTGGCACCGGAATTACGTCCTCCCCGGGACGTACGAGCACCACTATGACCCCGCTGCGGTTGACCCAGCGGCCGACTTCGGCGCCTTTGTAGCAGCGCAGACGCCGCTGTCTGTGGTAGCCAAGCTGGTGAGTGACCGGTTTTTCGACGGGCATGACCTGACCCGGGTGTGGGTCAACGCGCAGTCTTTCGGTGACGAGGCCGCCATCCACCGCGACTTCCCCGCCCAGTTCGCCGGCCGCGCAAGGACGCTGGTTTGGTACCCAGTCCCGCAGTGGGACGCTGAGTGGGGCGGTGACTTCGCAGCGTTTGACGACAACGGTGAGATTCTGGGCAGCGTGGTGGTTCGCCCCAACAGGGCACTGGTGTTCGACAGCACAACTCGGCACGCGGCACGCCCGATCTCGAGGTACTGCAACGCGCTTCGCGTGGCGGTGAGTTTCGCTCTGGAGGTGGCCCATGATTGAGTACCTGTGGCCCACTCCGGTCCTGCGCGAGATGGGGCCGTTCAACGACGGTGACCTGGCCGCGTTCGCTGACTTCTCACGTAAAGCCCGAGCGCTGTTCGAGGCTGGCGCGACTCAGTGCACGCTACCCGATGTGGACATGTCGCTGGCGTACCAATTCAACGCGATGCAGGAGCCCTACCGCAGCCTGGCGCCCCAGCCCCAATTCGCTGCGTTGGAGGGCTACATCGACGAGGTCTATCGGCGGTACATGCGCGAGGCCCTGGGCGTGCGCAACGCCAGCGAGGTCCGCTACGTGGCCAGGATTCTGCCGGTGGTCTATGGGGCCAAGGGTCGCCGCGTGCTGCCGCACTACCACCACACCTGCGACCACGTCATGTGCCTGTACCTGGAGACCGGCGTAAACCGGAAGCCGATGGCGCAGCGCGACCGCCGCATCGGTGATGGAGAGTTGATTCTGTGCGACCCCCGGTCGATGGCGTCGTTTCCGTTCTGGGAGAAGACCCGAATGATCGACCCGGTACCCGGACTGGTCGTGCTCCACCCGTCGCAGGTCTGGCACGAGACCAACGCATTTACGTCGGATGGTGACCGCACGCTGTTCGCCATCACCCTGAAGGTGACCAGCCACAACTACACCGACCTGTACCAACCCCTTGGAGACACACCTTGCAGTTCAAAGTCCACGTCCTAAACCCGGCCAACAATGCCAAGGCGGTGCTGCTCTACGACAACATGACGTCAGAGCTGGTGTGGGACAACGGCGCCCCGGCGGCAAAGGTGACCCCGAAAGAGTACGGCGTAGCCCCGGCGGTCTCGGCTGCGGCTCCAGGCGGAAAGACGGCGCCAAAGAAACTCAAGGTCAGCCTGGGCCTGTCCTGCAACTACGAGTGCAACTATTGCAACCAGCGGTTCGTGCCCCATGCGGATTCCACGAACCCCGGCGACATCGAGCCGTTTGTCGCGCAGCTGACTGTGGCGCTGACCGAGCCGCCAGAGCGTATTGAGTTCTGGGGCGGTGAGCCGTTTGTCTACTGGAAGATCCTCAAGCCGCTGGCCGAGCGGTTGCGGGAGATGTACCCGGAGGCCCACTTCAACATCATCACCAACGGCAGCCTGCTGGACGTCGAGAAGATCGAGTGGTTGGACCGACTCGGTTTTGCCGTCGGTATTTCTCACGATGGTCCTGGTTACCACGCACGGGGCACAGACCCCCTTGACGACCCGGAGAAGAGGGTCGCCATCATGGACTTGTGGGCCCGGCTTGGGCCGCAGGGTCGCATGAGCGTCAACGCGATGATGCATGCCGGGAACCGCAGCCGCGCTGCAGTGCAGGAATGGTTGCACGAGCGGTTCGGATCCGAGCTTGGCATTGGTGAAGGCTCTTTCATCGACCCGTACGACGAGGGCGGTTTGGCAGCGACGTTCAACACGTACGCAGATCACATCGCATACCGGCAGCAGGCATTCAAAGAGCTACGGCTTGGCTCTGCAGCAGCATTTTCCGTCGCAGCAGCCAAGATCACCGACTTCGTGCGCTCCATCACCAAAGCCCGGCCAGCTTCGGCATTGGGGCAGAAGTGCGGTATGGACCGTGCCGACAACCTCGCCGTGGATCTCCATGGCAATGTGGTTACTTGCCAAAACGTCAGCGCCGTCGCCATCGCGCCCAACGGACAACCGCACAAGATCGGTCACCTCTCAGACCTTGCCAACGTGCAGATGCGCAGTTCTACCCACTGGAGTCACCGCAAAGACTGCCCGAACTGCCCGGTGCTGCAACTGTGCAAGGGCTCCTGCATGTTCCTGGAGGGCAAGCTCTGGGACGCCGGCTGCGACGCCGCCTACTCGGACAACATCCCGTTCTTTGCCGCTGCCATCGAGTTCCTGACTGGCTGCATACCGTATTACATCGAGGGTGACTTCCGCGAAGAGCGCAAGGACATATTCGGTCAACTGAAGCCGCCATCAGAAAAGGTCGCCAAGCGCGTGATTCCCATCGCGCCTGCAGCCCTGTAGCACCAAAAGAAGCTTCCTCAACAGCCCGCCTGGTTCAAACCACGGTGGGTTTTTTCATTATGGAGATGACCATGACAGATGAATCCCCCTCAACCACGGTGCTCAGCATGCGGCAAGAGGACCTGGATGAGCTACTGACACAAGCAGCCCACCGCGGGGCTGAGCGTTGCCT